GTGCTTTAACTGTTGCACCATTAGTTGGACTTGATGTCAATGCTATTCAACTTGCTGCACTATCAGGTGCATCTGCTGCTTTAGTAGTTGTCAAGGAATTTGCAAAGAAAAAATTAAGTAAGTAGAAATAGTCCTATCAACTGTCTATAATTAGCCATAACAGAAAGGCTGCGTATGACACAAGAACTAGGAAATAATTACTATAAATCTGGATGGCAACCATCCATTGAATTTGATGAAACATCTGGTAGAGGAGAAGTTACTTATGTAGGAACTGATCCTGATTACAAATCTAAATATGATGACATACTTAGAGATTGGGGATTTGACCCAGAGTTTTATGAAATAGATGGCAAGGTTCGTGCATCTAGTTGGGAAGCACAGTTAAAAGGTGGACAAACAACCACCTTTTTTGCATTTAAGGGCGTTGTAAAGCGTAAGAATCCTGCATTAGATTCATATTTTGAGAAACTTGTTAAGGAATACAGTAAGAAACCTAAGTTAAAAGACACAAATTATGGTGGAGATACTGCTTTTGTATGGACAATGGCTGATTGGCAGTTAGGTAAAGCTGATTATGGTGTTGAAAATACCCTTAAACGCTACGAGGAAGCCCTTATTAAGGGAGTAAATCAGATTAAGGCATTGCGTAAGGCAGGTACTGAAATAGATGAAGTATATCTACTAGGATTAGGTGATTTAACAGAGAACTGTGACCAATCTTTCTATAGTTCTATGCCATTTAATATAGAATTAACTTTACGACAGCAGTATGAACTTGCTAGGCGTATGATTATGCAGACTATTGATACATTTCTACCACTTGCAGACAAGATAACTGTTTGTGGTATTGGTGGTAATCACGGAGAGATGACACGATCAGGTAAAGGACAAGTGTTATCAGATAGATTAGATAACTCTGATATGATGCACTTTGAAATAGTCAAAGAGATTACTGCACAGAATAAACGATACGATAAAGTCAAAGTCATTATTCCTACTGACTATCATCACTTACTTGACATCAAAGGTAAAGGTGTCGCAATAACCCACGGACATATGACAGGTGGTGGTTCTGGTCCAGAAGGTAAGATAATGAAGTGGTGGCAAGGACAAATGTTTGGTTGGTTACCTAGTGGTGCAGCTGAAATATTAGTTACAGGACACTATCATCATCCAAGATTACTAAGACAAGGTAAGAGAACTTGGTTTCAATGCCCTAGTATTGATGCAAGTAAAGATTTTACTGCAAGAACAGGGCTATGGAATGATCCAGGTGTCTTATGTTTTACAGTTAATAAAGATGGTTGGGATAACTACAGAATAGTTTAAGAACTACCTTCTTCTGCTTGGTCATAACAAGTATCACACATTGGTCTATCTCCTGTAGTAATGTATGGTTCGCTATCTGTAACTTCAATATGATTAACCATCATACATCTAAATATATGTATCATTACAGTTTTCCTCATAACAACATTTATTTTTATTATTTAGAGTAACGCAACAACATTTGTAAGTATTGCCTGTGTTACACCAAGTTATAAAGTCATTTTCATATACACTCATTCTTTTATCACTTCCTCTATTTTCAAATCAATATGTGTAGGTTTTTTGACAATTTCAACATCTTGAAACATACCAGAATTATCAAGAATTATTTTTATATGTATCATTCTTCTTCTTCTATTGTTGTAAGTATTTGTACATTAGGTAAGATAGCAAGTAATTGTTGCTGACCATTGGACAGCATTATACTTTTACCCATAAATAAAGGTGTTCCTTTATCATCTTTTCTATTTAAAAGCTCTGCTATAACCATTCCAGTTGTAGCTTTACTTAACATTACATCAATCATTCTTTCTCCTTATGAATCTTGGCATCTTTTTCATAAAGATACCCTACTGCTTTTGTTATCTGATTTGTGTTATCAAATTCTGTAGTTTTTGGCATAGGTCTATTCTCCCACTTGAAGTCGTACCCTGCTAATGCTAACTTGTTTATATTCCAAGTCATAATTTTGCCATTGTACTCTGTTAAATAAATAAATTGCTTTCTCTCATCAACAGATTTATCTACATTAGCGTTAAACTTATCTCTCTCTATAATCCAACCATCATATTCTTTATCTCTTATCTTTATTTCTACAATGTATTTATCGTTGGTTGCATCACAAGAACAGAACTGATCCTCGCATTCAATTAAGTTAAGGTCAGGATATATTGCATTTAATTTGACAATTATGTCTGATTGTGTCATATAATTTTCTCCCATATTTGTATTAAATCTTCATTAACATCACAACCCCAACCTTTTCTCCCTAATTTTTCTGCTGTAATTAATGAAGAAGCTGTGCCACACATAGGATCAGCTACTAAATCTCCCTTATCTGTTGTTGTAATAATTAATCTCATTAATAATTCTTGTGGTATTTGATTAACATATAGTTGTTTATCTTTACTCACATTTTTAACCATATTTATTTCCCACCAATTATAAAGATGAGTACCTTTACGACCTGATTCAATAAGTTTTTTTATTCTTTTATCATCAGGATTTTTATATGGTTGTGTAAGTCTATCAATATAAATTTTTGGATTATCTTTAACTAACCACAATACAGTTCTATGTGCAGTAGTAAATTTTCTTTTACTATGACCAATATTTGAGGGATATACCCAACTTATCCATTGATGTACATTCCAACGACTATTCTTTATTGGATTATATAAGTCAAATATAATCTCTGGATAGTTAATTAAGAATAAAGAACTGTTATCATTAGAACTATCGTAAGCTAATTCAAGTACATCATAAATCATATTTCTATAATCATCAGGATATAAATTATCATTAACTTTACCTTTGTAATCAAATCCTATATTGTATGGTGGATCAATAATAAATGTCTGTACATTTTCTATTGGTAATTCATAAGAATAATCATTAATAATAAGTTCTATGTTTTCATTAGATATTTTATTAGTTATCATTCTTCCTCGCTTAAATAATATTTAGCCATATCAATAACACAAGCAAAACAAGTTACACAAAAACCAACAGGAATAATTCCAAAATTTCCTTGTATATCTCCTGCATCTAACTCTAATTCACAATCACATATACTACATTCAGTTGAAGGTATCATTCTTCCTCTCCAAACATTTCTATCCAACACTTAGGATGTGTACCTGTAATCATTTGCTCTCGTAAATCTTTATCTAAAGACTTAACTGCATCTTGTATATGCAAACCTTGATGTAGCCAAAACATTTCTTGTGCAAATATTTCTACAGTTCCTGTTTCTCCACAATGCAAACACTCTTTTGTTTCAATAACATATCTATCGCCATTGTTATAATCATATATTTTTTCAATTACTTTCATTTACTCTCCCTATCATTTCCCTACACAATATGCAGTAGTCATCTTTAATATAACTAGGCATACCATATATATCGTATTCGCCTACACCACAACTCTTACACTTCAAAACAAATAATCCTGTTCATCTTTTTTATTTGTTCCTAAGTACTTATGACATACTCTTTTCTCACTAGCGTATGGATTCTTTTCATTAGGAACAAACTTGTATTGCTCTGCACAATACACTCTGCCTTCATTGTCATAGTAGGTATGCTTATATGCAGGACAATCGTATTTGCGTTTGCAAACTTCATCTTCTTGACTTGCATAAAACTTGATCTGTTCTTCAGTCAAGTTCATCTTATCTATAAGTGCTTGAAGTTTAGGTGGTATGTGTATCTTCTCTACCACTCTATAACAGTTCCACAACCTTGATTGCTACCATAGTTAGAACATACTAAGCTAGGTATCTTTCCATACTTTGCTGGATCACTAGCTTTCTTTTCTGTATTATTCTCTACCCAATCACTTGTCTTGCACTTATCACAAACTATCTTATCGTTATCTTGTTTGACTACAACATCACCAAACACATCACTTATGTTGATAGCTACTTCAAAAAACGCATAAAACATTTCTCTGTTTTCTTCAGTCCAATTTTCTACATCTTCATCTGCACCCTGTTGAACAGTTTGTTGGTATGCAGTTTTCTTTGCAGTTGCTTTAGCTTTCTTATCTTCTTTAAATGTTTCAATAAAGATATTTAAAGTTTCAGCTACAGTTTGTTCTGCACCTACATCTTCGCTAAACTTCTTGCTACTTTCA